TTGTACAGAAACGAATTCTTTAGTTGATAAAGAACCGAATACTTTACGTACCAATGGAAGTGCAATACCTGCCCATTGCTCACCTTGACCTACTGTAAAAGTAGCGCCACCTTGGTTTGTAGATGATTGCTCAACTACCAATTGTTTTGCTTGGTTTTCAAGGATTAAAGCCATGTTGTTTTTTTCAACTTCGCTACCCAATCCTTCCAAGAGGCCCGTTTTAGACCATTTTGAGGCCATACGAGCTGCATCGCTTTGCATGTTTTTCCAACTGCCAGCAGTGCTTTCTAATAGAGAATTAATGTTTGACATTTTTTTGTTTTTTGTTTTTGTTTAAAATTAAATAATTCCAGCCAATTTTTGCATACGTAAGAATGCATCGTTTGACTCTACGATTGGTTTTTTAACGTTTGGTGTAATAGTTGCTTTAGAAGCACTACCTAGGTTTTCTTTAATAGTGTCTTTTTTAACTTTGATACCCTCGCTTAAAGTTTCAAACACCATTTTTACTTCACCTACTGTAGTTGCTTTGTCAAACGAACTTAACACTTTCACTTTTTGACTTTCGTTCAAGTTTTTAGATTTGAAGATTTTATTTGTATAAAGCAATTTAGCATTTAACAAATTAATTTCATTCAATTCTGCTTTTAAAGATTCAATTGCAGAATAAGCTTCTTCAAGTTCCTCTTTAAGTTTTTTCTTGTAATCGATTTCTTTTTCATCTTCAGCGGTGTCTTTTTTCTTTGGACCTTTACCGTGACCTTCTTTTTCTTTTTTCATGTCGTCACGTTTTTCGTCTCCTTTGTTTCCACCATACTTTTTAGCTTCTTCTAAAGAATCCATTTCTTCGATTTCGCGAAGTAATTCAGCTAAATCAACTTCTTCGTCGTCCATGCCCATTACTTCTTCCTCTTCACCTTCTTCACCAGCTTCGAGTTCACCTGACTTAATCATACTTTTAATTACATCTTCAATGATGTCTTTAAGGTCTTCATCAGTCATGTCTTCGAGATCAAGTGGTTCGCCTTCATCTTCTTCCTCATCAGATTCTTCTTCCTCTTCTTCAGATTCTTCTTCCTCTTCTTCGGCTTCGTTTAAAGCTTCTTCCACTTCTCCCTCTTCTAATTCTAGCTCAGCTAAAAGCTCTTCTAATTCAATTTCATCCAATGCTTTTTCATTTCCGTCTCCAAATCCTTCATCTGGATCAGCATTATTTTTACCAAATCCTGCTTCTTCCATTTTAGATTTTTCATCTTCAGATTTATCGTACATTTCTTCAAATTCTTCTTTTTCCATTTCTTGAAGTTTTGCAGCGAAAATAGCATTAAATTGAGGTGCGAAGGCTTCTTCTAGAGCAGCTTTTGCATTTGCGATAGCAGTTTCTTTAACAGCTTTAGCATCTGCGATTGCTTCTTTAAGCAAATCTCTGTTTGTTGCCATTTTTTCCTAAATTAATTGTTGGGAAAGTACGTTTATTGAGAAACGTAATAAATTTTTTTATATCGATGCCACATAAGATATGAGGGGGGTGGCATATTCGTATTATATATATGTTATTATATTATTAAAGTCGCAAGGAAAAAAAAAGCCCTCAAAAAGAGGGCAATTTTTCACCGGTTTGCAAATTTTTATAATATAGGGCATGTACCCTTAGCACATAAAATTTCAGTAATAATTGAATTTGTGCGAGAATATTTATCTAAATATGTTGTTCTTGATTCATTTAATGCACCATTTTTCATCCATGAATCTGGGTTAGATGGGTTGGAAACTAAATCCCAAGTAAGTAATTCAAAGTCATCTTGTACTTCCATTACTTCACCCATTTGTTTTAATGAACCCATTCCACGAGAAGAAATACCAATGATTAAGCCATTTCTAACTAATGCACCTGCAATACGACCTGATGAAGTACCTAAATCGCCTGGGTCAGAGAAGATTTCTACTTTACCCTATATTTCATCATCTTTCCAGTATAATTCTCGAATGGCATGTGATGCATTTCTTAGGTTAATTACTTGGGAATCTGGGTGGTCAAGTTCACCTACGGTTTCAGTAGATTTCATTTGGATTTTTTGTGCAAAGTTGTCAATTTCACGTTCCCATAATTCTTTTTTATAGTAACGACCATTTCCATTTTTTACTTCCACAGTGGCTAATACTCCTTCAACAAATATATTGCCATTAGTTTTCATCCCCTCCAATAATGAAAGAGGTTTAGGACTAAAATGTCTAGTTTCTATTAATAATTGTTTATCCATCTTAGTAATTATCTTCTCTATCTTCTAAATAATCTTCTAGATCATCTTTTTCATCTGATGATAAATTAGTATAGGTATCAACTATATCTTGGGGATTTTGACCAGCGTCTTCACGGCTATCAGCATCTTCAATATACCCCTCAGCTTCACCAAGATCTTCTTCGGTTTCGTCAATTACTTCAGTTTTTTTAACTTTACCTTTATGTTTAGATGCTATTTTTTCAAGTTTAACTTTTGCCTTTTCTAAAGTTTTAATATCTTTTTCAAGCTCTTTAATTTTTTTCTTATCAGTAAGAGCTTTCATATCTTCATCTTCATCAAGTTTTACAAGTTGAGATCGGCGTTTTTCAATGGCATCGGTAAGTTTTTGAAGTTTACTTTCCAATATTTCATATTCTGCCATTTTATTAATTTCGGCTATTTCTTTTTCTACTCCTTCTTTTAATAAAGATTCGCGAATTATCATTTCTTCTAATTCTTCTTTTTCTTCTTTACTTAATGGAATAGTAACTCCTACACCTTTTTTACGGTCAATAGGCATATTAACAGCATGATAATTACCAAATGACATTTTAGGATCAACATTTTTCTTAATTAATGCCCTAACCATAGGATCTAAATCAGAAATAAGTTTTTCTAATTCATTTTTACCCATTTCTTTTTCTCTTGATGTTCTTCCTCTTTCAAGACCTTGTATAGCATTATATAAGAAATTAGAAATTAACATAATAGATCCTTCAGGTTTAGTTAAAAACTTAATATGAGGAATTTGTAATGATTCATCTCTAGAAGGAGTATTAGGGCCTGGGTTGGAGAAATTAAGTTTATTGATTAATTCTTGGGATAAAAATGCCTCACTAGGGATAAATCGTCTTCCACCCCCACCAGTATTAGAAGTACTAACACTAGGAGCTTGATACATTACTTCTTCTAAATCATTTTCTTCTAAATCTTGAGCAATTGAATTTAATCCAGCAATATGAGATCTATATATTTGTTGAATATTATCTAAAGCTTCTTTATCATTTAAATATGGTTGTTCTAATTTAAATAAAGTATCTTTGTATTCTTCTTTATTTAATTCTTCAAAAACCATATTTTGAATAGCTTCACGAATAGCAATTTCTTCAAGTGATTCACCTCTTAATTTTCTGTCTTCAAGTTCTTCTTTACGTTTTTGAGCTATTTTAGCTGTAATTTCTTCAGGTGTAAATTTAGAATCTTTTTTATTAGTAACACGATCTTTAAAATCTGATGTGAATTTTTCTACTGGTTCATCTGTTTCAAATAGTGGTTTAGCTATTTTATAAAGATCATATGCTATTCTGTTACCAGAAGATGATGTTTCAGAATTTCCATGACGAGCAAATCCTTCAAGAGCTTTTAATAATTCTCTATCAGTAAGTTTTTCAGCAGCTTTAAAATTTGTATTGTTTTTTAAAAATGTTATAATAGATTTTTTAAGGGATTCTTTTTCACCTTCAACATCACCTAAAGGTTTAGATTTAAATTTATCAAAAATACTTTCATTTAAATCACCGTAACCAGATGATTTATATTTACCTTTAACTTCTTTTGGAGTACCTAAACCAGGTGCTTCAGTTACGTATCCTAAATCTTTAATGCCAAATTGACCATCTTTTGTATAATAAATTGGATCTTTTGCTAAGTTTTTAAATACGATATCCTTTAATTGTTGCATCGTTTTATTAGCATTTTTAGGATCTTTCATTTCAGCATAGTAACCCGTCATAATTTGATCAAAGATCATATTATCAGGATTTTTTTCATCCGAATTATCGTAATTATGAGCAAGATCTTCTTCTACAGGTTTAGAAACTTTTTTCTCTTCTGCTTTAACTTTTTCATCCTCATCTTTTTTCTTCTTAGCTTCAGCTAAAAATGCTTCAAATGCAGTTTCATAAGCTTCTTTTTTAGGACGATCTATTATAGCAGGCATCACAGTCAATACATTTTCAGAAATGATATTTTTAGTTTTAAGTGATGCTACAGCTTCATCAAATGTAGCGGCATTACGCACAATATGAGGAAATTCACGTTTTGCTTCTGTAAGGAAAACACCCTTGTGTCCTTTACCTTCTTTGATTAACAAATACTGATCTTGTAATGTCTTTTTCATTTTATTTACTTAATAGTTTTTGGGCTTTTTTTATATATTCTAAAGCCATTGATGTCGGTTTATAAATACTAAACTTTCCTGGGTTAGCTTTGTAATATTCGATAGTTTGGTTTTTTGCGTTTGAAATAAGGGAATTTAATTCACTTTGGATTTGATCAAACTCATTGATTCTTTCTTCTTGAAATTTTTCAACTTCTGTTTTTTCATCTTCCCAAAGTTGTTTAACTTCTAAACCAGATCCTTTAATTTTTTTAGGTACTAATTTATATTTAAACTGCTTAACGTATGCGTTATCTTTAACACCTTCAGGTCCTGCATTTGGGCCTAAACCTAAATCAGCCCCAGGTCCTTCTTTAACATCAAATGCAAATTTAGTAGATACTCCTATACCTCCACCAGGAGTAGCAGTAGCGCCACCAGTACCGGTAGCGTTCATTTCTTTAATTTTTTTACGGATTATGTCTTTAAGTTTATCCATTTATAGTTTCTAACTCATTAATTAAATCGTAATACTGGAGTAGGTCAACTAAATCATTATCTGTAATTTTAGTTGTTTTAGTTGGGGGTTGAATAATGTTGATTATTTCGTTGATTTTAATTTTGGTTGTCTCGTTTTTAGTTACTTTATTAATACTAGTTAATTTTTCTTTTATTTCTATAATCTTAGATGTATAGAAATCTTTTAAACGAGATGTGTTATCTACAGATGTAATAAACTCTTTAAGAATTTCTTTTTGATGAGGATGTAAATCATCATATTTAGTGTTGAAATTCTCTAATATTGTTTTATATGCTAGTAAACGAACACCTTTATCAGCTTGTTCAAATTCAACCATAGAATCAGTAATAACTCTATCTTCAGTAATTTTAGCAGCGGTTAAATGTTCTAAAATAGTAACTTTATTATTAATAGTTTGTTCAATATTAATATCTTCTTGAGAATTTGTAATTTCTAATAATGTATAGAAAGCAGCAAACACCTTATAATTTGGTAACTTATGATTAAAAAATTCATTTAAATCATAATGTTTTTGAATTTCACTAATCAAATTATACTTTTGGCGTTTAATCGCTCCTCTATTTAATGTTTTAGAAGATTCAATTAATGTGTTAACTACTACAGTTGCTTTTCCTTCAGTTAATGAAGTTCTTTTCAACAAAGTTTCGTATAACTTATACTCGCGACCCAATTCCGATTTAACGAAATATTTTTTCAGTATATCTTTTGCAGGGGAATCTTTACCATCTAGCGTGTCTGCCGTGATCTGTCGAACTAAAAGTTCAAAGAGGATACCCGTGTTCTTATACTTTGAATGTTTGACTTGCATTCTATAATATTTGTTTATTTATAAATATATAAGATTTTTTTACTCTCGTATTTGAGATTCATCTAGCAATGAATTTCCCCTAATGTCTGATTCAAAAATCATTTGTTTGTGTTGATTTTTAATATCATTAAACATTTTTTTATTTGGGTTTGGTCTTTTTTTAGTTTCAAGAGCTAATGGACTGCCGCCTTTATATTGGGTTTTAATAGAATCTGATTCATCTCCATCTTTTTTAATACCATCTGTTCCAATTCTATCTTTTCCAAATGCATTATCTTGAGTATTTTTATCAGTTACTTTTTCTTCAGGACGACCTAAATCAGCATCTTCATCATAGCCCACAGGTACATTAGTTGCTTCGTATCTTCCACGACCATATAAAGCTGCTAAATCATGAGGTGTACCATATGATGTTCCAGTTTCAAGTGGATCATTTCCTTCATTTTCAATTTGAGCAATGCGGAATTTACGTTTAGCATCTTGGATAATTAAATCTCTATATTCATCATATTGATCCTCACTTAAATGGAATAGATTTTCATAAATCCAATCAGTAGGTAATATCTGATTTTCCATCATTTGAGCAGCTAAATCAACTTTTTCTTTTAGTAAAGCTACACGTTCTTGATCATAAATGATAGATGGTGTGGTTAATGATAATTCAAAGTTTGTCATACTTTCGTCACGATAACCTTGAGAATATAAGTGAACTAAAGCAATTTTAGTTAATTCAGATATTACAATACGTTGAATACGTTCAATTGTACGCGCAAAACGAATATCTTCAGCGGCTAACGTAGCTTTACCTGTTAAATCTTTTTCATAGCCCATAAACGCTTTAGGTACCTTAAGGGCAGCAAATAATTTATCACGTAAGTAAGTAACGTCTTCAATACCTTGCCATTGTAAACCTGCTAAATTATCAATTTTAGTTGCTTGATCATTTCCACGTACTGGGATGTAAAAATCTTCAAGTAAATTTTGCATGTTATACTTCAAATTATAATCACCAGTTTGTTGATCAATGTATGGAGTACGTTTCATTTTAGAAATTGTCTTCTGCATAAAGTTTTCTACTTCAGCAGGTGCAATGTTTCCAACGTTAACATAAAAAATGCGTTTTTCAGGTGCGCGAACGATACGGTGAATTAACATCGCATCTTCCATCATAATATATTGTTTAAACAATTTACGAGCAGGCTCTAAATATGATCTACCATAAGGTAAAAAGTTAGTATCCGTTAATAAACGGAAATGAGCCATTTCATAATTGTCAAAATAAATTGAATTAGCTTGTCCACCAGCATTTGGTACATTATAATAACCATAATCTGAAGGGGAGGAAATTCCATCAGGGTCAAAACGGAAACGTACTGAATTTGGGTGGTCTTTATCATAGCCATCTTGTCTTTCAATATG